AATCATCCTAATGAATTGGGTCATAAGATTATTGCTCAAATGCTAATAAATTTTATTGATAAATTATGAAAATTTATTTTGATGGATGTTCATGGACTCATGGTTGTGAATTACAAGAACCTGAGAATACTAGATGGTCAAAATTAGTTTCTAATCACTACGGAGCAGAGGAATATAATATATCAGAAAATGGTAGTTGTAATAGAAGAATAGTTAGAAATTTACTTGAACATAATTTAGATGACTATGATATTATAATTATACAAATGTCTATGAATATTAGACAAGAATATTTTGACGGAGATAATTGGCAGAGAGTATCATTCTCATCATCTAATTTAAAAGACGCTTCACACCAAGAGTTTTTTATGCACTACTACTCTGAAATATATCACTCCGAATACGGACACACTGATGATAAAATTTATTACACGTTGATAAAAAAATTATTAGAGAAGAAAAAACACCTAGTTGTAAGTATTGATAGGGGAAAATCTCAAAGCAAATTGCCTTTAGATATGGACTTATCTCTCATGTTAGATGACTCAATGAAAAGAAGAGATGCTTTGAAATCATTGGGAAAAACACCACCATACTCTAGAAATAATAAAGATTATAGATGTAAAGGAATGCATCCCAATGAGGAGGGTAGTCAAATTTTGTCACATTATATTATAAGTGCTCTTGAATCAGAAGAATTTAAAAATGATGCGATTTGTTCACATCATAATGGTTGGTGGTCAAAACTTGACCATGATCAATGGAACAAAGATTTGATTAAGGAAAGAATAAAACAAGAAAGAGAAAAAGGGTTGACAAAACCTAAATAGTTGTTTATAATAACCTTTGTATATGCAAGGGATCAATCCCGTAATCTACTCAATCCGACGAATCCAACGAATCAAACTCATGACATTCGCAAACCTAAAGAAACAATCAAAACTTGGCAGTCTTACTTCCAAACTGACCAATGAGATCGAAAAGATGAACAAAGGCACTAATGGTGCTGATGAAAGACTATGGAAGTTAGAGGTCGATAAAGCAGGTAATGGTTATGCTGTTATCCGTTTCCTACCTGCACCTGATGGTGAAGAACTACCTTGGGCAAAGTTATACTCACATGCTTTCCAAGGACCTGGTGGATGGTACATTGAGAATAGTCTCACCACATTAGGACAAAAAGATCCTGTATCAGAATACAACAGACTCCTATGGAACAGTGGTATTGATGCAGACAAAGACTTAGCACGTAAGCAGAAGAGAAAACTTACATACATTAGTAACATCTATGTTGTAAAAGATCCTACCAACCCACAGAATGAGGGTAAGGTATTCTTATACAAGTTTGGTAAGAAAATCTTCGACAAACTCACAGCAGCGATGCAACCTGAGTTTGAAGATGAGGAGGCAATCGATCCATTCGATTTCTGGAAAGGTGCAAACTTTAAGTTGAAAGCAAAGAACGTAGCAGGTTATAGAAACTATGACAGTTCTGAGTTTTCTGCTGTCAGTCCTTTACTTGATGATGACGATGCACTTGAAGCAGTATGGAAGAAACAGTATGCACTTACTGAGTTTACAAATACTGATCAATTCAAATCATATCAAGATTTACAAACACGTTTAGATGCTGTATTGAATAACAAACAGACTCGTGTCGCACCAGAGGTTGCTCAAGAAGAAGAAACCATCACACCAGTATCACTTGAATCAGTAACCACCCCTGTAGGGTCAGGTGCAGGTTCAGCACCCACTGATGATGATGCACTATCATACTTTCAAAAGTTAGCAGAGGAGTAATCCTGTACCAAAATTGACTTTTGTTTTACAAAAATGGCGGAAAAAAATTCCGCCATTTTTTTGCCCTTAAGGTTTTTTTATGAAAAATATTATTATTATAAAGACGGGAATTAATCCAAAACCATTCGTAGACCAAATTACAGAAAATGATTGGAATTGGGTATCAAGACAAAAGGGTCTTGGTGGCGATACAAACCCATATGGGTTTTTACCACTTGTAATGGCAAAAGTAAAAAGAGGTGAAGATGCCCATGATGTTGATAGGCAGGGTAAAACAGCATTATATCAAAATTACTCATCTGTGCATGATTTTTGGAAAGAGTATGATATTACAGAAACAGGCAGAGCAGCATTTTTTAGATTGAAACCTGGCAGAAAGGTTTTATCACATATTGATAGAGGTTTATATTACCAAGACAAAGACAGATATCATTTATCTTTAGCGGGGACATATGAATACACAGTGGGTGATGAGAAAATTATCGTAGAACCTGGCACATTTTTTTGGTTTTATAATAAAATACCTCACTCAGCGATAAACGTGGGTGAGGTAGATAGAGTTACTTTAGTTTGGGATGTTCCTCATAATAAGAAAAATCCTCATCATTCATCTAGGTGATAATATTCTTAGATTGTCTCCCTTTTTGACTCTACTATTAATGAATTGAGATGAGTTGGTATATGTCATTATTTGCTCCATGTCCTCTATAACCTGCTGTAGATACTCTTTTCTTAGTGTGAATATGGATCTTTTAGCGTCATTTTTGTTTACCTCATCATCATAGTGACTTATAGATTTTAGAACATTTGATCCACTAAATGATTGATTGAAGTTTCCATCATAGTATGTAAAAACAAAATCAGAATCTACGATTTGTCCTTTTTGTAAGAGTAGTTGTCCAAAGGCATTTCTTATCTCTATTGTTTCATAATATTTTACAGAATTTAGTTGCTCTGTTGTGTATTTGTTATTCAAATATCTTTGTAAATCATACTGACTCATTGGCCATTCATCTCTGACACTTATGATATTATTTGACAAAAGGACAACCCAGTCTAATTGAGGATCATCATACAATTCTTTCGCAACATTATCAGGTCTATCATCACCCTCAATGTAATGTTTGGTGAATGCTACCGTGCTTTCAAAAAAATCTTCTCTAATTTTACCTCTTTTGAAAAGATTTTTAGCAGTGACAAAATCATTGCTTGAAGTTCTATCGCTATTATACGATGGAACGAGTATATTTGGAAATAAATCGAAGTATGCCATTAGAATCCTATGTCTACGCCAGTGTCACCAGAAGAATCATCAAAGAATTGATTGAGAGGTCCTTGTTCTAGAACCTTATCTTGTAATGCCATAACAGAAGGTCTTGCTGACTCTGTATCATAATCATCAGCGAGTATGGGTGATAATTCTGTAAATCCAAGAGTCATGATTGATCTTATTGGTTGTGATATTGCTGATGGATCATCATACGCTTGATACATGCCATCAGGAGTAAAGTTTATAGCACAATTTGTAAGAGCACAGATTTTGAAACTATTTAAGGATTTTATTCTCTGACCATTATTCATAAACGCCAATCTAAAAACATTCGGAGAGAGAAGAAAAAGATCAGAGTCTGTGCCTCTAGAAGGTAGCATTCCTTGCTTGAAAAATCTCATGATTTGTCTTGCTATTTTTGCATCTTCTGGGTTTTGTGGTGCGAAGTTGAAAGAAAATTGAAACGATCTAAGTTTAGGTCCTGCGAATAGTAACTCTAAATTAGGATTTATTGCTTTGCCAGTTGATCTGGTCACGAATTGATTTTGATCAACATTTATATTGATCTGTGACAGTGCTGCTTTTGCTGCTGCAGCAGAAATCAGTGTATTTGCGTCACCTCCTTCTCCAGATGCCAAGCTATTTACTAAGGTTTTAGCTCCTGTGCCAATTCCTTTTATAAGATCTGCAACATTACTATCTCCTGATAGAGTATTTCTTATACCACCAAATGTACCCATGAACGCTGCTGCTTCAAAAGCATTTGCTCTGCCTTCTCCCCAACTTACCCCATTAGAGGTTTCCAATTGATTTGGGATTGGCATCTTCACGGTGCCCATATAATTTCTACCACCTACTCCACCAAGACCACTACTTGTTCTTTGTAGTCCTTTTGTTAAAATACTTGAGGTTTTTTGTTGCCTTACCTTTGCATCATCAAATTTTTTATTAAAATATCCACCCAAATAACCTGATTGAGGTGCAGTATATTTGAACATATCAAACTTCATGTAATCCTGTGAAGGACCTGCACCAGATTTATATACAGCATTCGCAGGGTACTTTATCGATTTACCACCAAAAAAAGGTTTTCTAGGTTTTGTTGTGTTTTTGTCTTTTGCTTCATTATTGCCTTTATTATCATCCTCCTTAATTTCAGCATCACCTGGTTCAATTACAAATTCTACCGAAGGAACTGCTGTCTCAACCCCCAATGTATTGACATTATCACCCTCTACAATATTTTGTAAATTATTTGCTTCCAATGCAGCGTCATGAACATCAACACTATTTTTACTGAATAACACACCTCTTCTCATATTATTGAGATTATTTTTATATGCTTGACTTCTCTCTCCATTCTCATCCTGTGCGATTATGAGTCCTAGAGGACTATTAGGTGATACATCTTCAAAAATATACCCTGTGCCTCCATTTACGCCTTTTTTAATCCTGATTTTAAGCGGTTGTCCGTAATTAGGACTATTTAAGTCACCCTCTAATACTTCATATACATTTAAACCACCTGGATATAAGGAACCCACAGGACCTTTTGCATCCAATCTATATGAGAAGGAAGAAGAAGTATTTTTCCCATCATAGGGAATTCTAATACCGCTTCTTGGAAAATTTGGAGTGGATGTCGGAGTGGATGTCATTATCTTCTATAAAAACTTTTTAATTTGGGATCAATATCTACACTGATACCACCTAGATTACGAACAAAGTCCTCAAGTCTCATTTCTATTGCCTTTTCCATGTCAGATCCAACAAGAGATGTGAACGTTCCTCTAACGTATGACTTCAGGTATTTATTATACCCGTTGAGTTTAGAGAAATCTCCACCATCATCAATAAACCTAAGAACTGGTAATCTATTACTTGGTAAGGTGTAATGAAGATTGACACCGTAGAATGCCTGACTCTCAACACCCACTATGTAACATAAAGGATTTCTATCGTAGAAAGGAAGTGTGTCTTTATACTTTGCAGTATACTGAAACAACATAAGATTACCTGGTGCTGGTGCACCTACAGTTTTAGAACTGGGGAATACAGTTTCAAATTCCAAGTTCTTTCTCCGTTAGTATTTGAAATTGCCATCGTCTGTCCTTACAAAATTCCTCTGCTGCCACCCATTTTGCTTGGTTTTTTGCATAAGTGATGACCTCATTGACATACTTTTTAGTACGAGTCTTTTGTTTTTTTGGTTCTTTGACTTGATTTGCAGGTTTTATTTCAACAACCTTTTCAATAATTTTTCCTGACACATCTTTATACTTGATATAAAAGTCTGGAAAATATCGATGTAAACGATTATCTAAAGGTGATTTGTACGGTATAATTATTTCTTCACTAGACCACTTGACAATTCTCTTGTTACTGTCACAGTAACGCATGAATTTTAGTTCCCAAAGTGACCTATATACTATATTAGTGGGGTCACCCTTATATTTTTTGGGTTCAGATGGTCTGAACTTGCCTTTATATGGCATTTTTGCGATAAAAATACACTTTTATTTAGATGGCACAGATAGCAGACGTACTTAGAAGACAAAAACAACATCTCCCGACTGAGATGTTGTATAGGACTGACACAAAATTTGGTAATATTGTTCCAGCATATAATAATTCTTATGATGTTTTTATAAATTTTAGTTCAGCAGCAGGGTTACTTAATTTTATAAACCAACATGGTTTCTACGATCAGTCAAATGAGGCAGAACCTGGCGACTATCTTCGACTCTTTTGTTCAGAAGCTGTTTTACCTGGTTCTTCACTAAGAACAACAGAAGTACCAGGTCAAAGACAGGGTATCATGTCACAAATGGCATTGATGAGAAATATGACTGATCTGACTCTTACATTTTTCTCGCAAAAAGATTATTATACCAATGATGTCTTCAATGCATGGATGGAATATACACAACCCACTAGAAATGGCAATGGTGTATTTGGAGATAGCACAAGAGAGAGAAGAAATGCACAGAGTGCATATAGAAGAGCAAAATATCCAGTTTTTTACAAATGTGAGATAGAGATAACCGCTTTCAGTAATGATATATTCAACGAGGGTAGAAGATTAGAAGGACAGCAGAGATTTCCTATAATCAACACACCAAGTAGTATTACATACTATATTCAGAATGCTTTTCCTGTAAACATAGTTGCAGCACCATTAGCATATGGTAATGCACAACTTATTAAAACTACAATTGCCTTCAAATTTGATAATTTCTTTATTGATAGAACATCAAGAGTTGGTGGTATATTATCAATATCAGATAGACCTCCTATCAACAGAAGAGGTGCTAATATAAGTGTGCCAGAGGATCTCAAATCTACGACTCTTAAACCATTCAATCTGACAAGTGATGAAGCATCTACAAGTAACACGTCCGATTCGACAGAATCTGCTAGTGGATGGGATCATCCATATGTCAGACAACGTTTCGGATTACCTCCTAAATAAATCACTAAAGTAATTAATTATGCCATTACCAAAGGTCGTAGCACCTACTTTTGAACTGAAACTTATCTCATCATCTAAAGCAATAAAGTATAGACCATTCCTCGTAAAAGAGGAAAAGGCACTTCTAATTGCGATGGAGAATGGAAACGATAAAGATATTACTGCAACTATCAAAGAAGTAATGAAGGGTTGTATGATATCTCGTGTGAAGATTGATGATCTACCTACATTTGATCTAGAGTATTTGTTTTTGAACGTCAGAGGTAAATCTGTCGGAGAAACTGTTGATCTTATAGTAACATGTCAAGATGATAATAAGACACAGGTTCCTTTGACAATCTCACTAAGTGATATCAAACTTCATATTCCTGATGGACACACTGACATTATTGATTTGGGTGGTGGTATCAAATTGAAAATGAAATACCCATCAATGAAACAGTTTTTAGAAAATAATTTTCTAGTAACTGGTTCTGATACAAATCAAAAACTGATTGATAAAGCTTTTGAATCAGTAGCAGAGTGTATTGATCAAGTATTCACAGAAGAGGATGCATGGTCATCTACAGATTGTACAAAAAAAGAATTGATTGCATTTGTTGAATCACTAAATTCACAGCAATTTTCAAAAATTGAAGAGTTTTTTACAACAATGCCTAGATTACAATACAAATCAACTGTGGTGAATCCTAACACTGAAGTTGAGTCTGAAGTTCTAGTTGAGGGTTTATCAAATTTTTTCGCATAATGCTCTATCATACGAGTCTTGATAATTATTATGAAACAAATTTTTCATTGATGCAACATCATAGTTGGAATCTAAATGAAATTGAAGGTATGATACCATTTGAACGAGAAATTTATGTGACATATTTGAAAAATTATATTGAGAAGAAAAATTTAGAGGCAGCACAAGCACAAAATGCAAACTCCTGGTAGACAAGTTGAATCTACTTCTAGCATGTTAGGTGGTAGGAGAAGGGATGGTGCATCAAGAAATACAGTTGCCACTTCAAAGTTATTACAGCAGGTTGATAAACTAAGTCAAAATGTTAGCGTTTTGAGGGGGCAATTAGAAACAGATAGAAGAGATAGACTTACATTTGACAATAAAAAAGATCAACTTCTAAAGAAAGAAAGGAAATCTTTAGAAGATCTGAAAGCAGCAACGATAAATTTTAGAAAAATAATTGGAGTAGCAGCAGGGGCAAATGCACTAAGGCAGTTTTCACAAGGAGACATTGGTGGAGGATTACAAGATACTGCTGTTGCTATAACAGCGTTTCTACCTGAAATAATAGGAATTACTCAAAATGTTGTCGTAGGTGGTCTTGCTACAAGAGGTTTACTTGGTGGTGGTAGAGGTTTAGGTGCAGCAGGTGCAGCAAGAGGTATGGGAGGTAGAGCAGGTTTATTGGCATTACCTCTTTTAGCACTAGCACCATTATTAATGGGTGCAGGTAGGCAAAATAATCAATCTAATGCTCCAACTGCAGAATTTAGAAGAGAACAACAAACAAGGAGAATAAGAAAGGATACGATATCTGCTCCAGACACATTGAGATTTGATGCTCAATTAGATAAGTTCGATAGAATATTAAGTTCTTTAGGTAGAAAGGAGGATGTACAAATACCAGAGGAGGTCGATTTAAATTTTGGAGAAGATGAGGAACCTGAAAGAAATATGAATGATAAAATATCAAGTTTTATAGATTTATTGAACCCACTTCAAGGTACAAAAGATTTCTTTGGAAATTTGTTTGGTATAGGTCCTACTCGTGAAGAGGTAAGACAGAGGGGAGAATTAATTGGATTAGACAAACTGAATGATGCTTTCGCAAAGATGCTAATAAACATGGGTTTGATTGACCCTAAAAGTCCTAAATTAGAAGAATTAAGAAAGAAAGAAGAAGAGAAAGAAAGAAATAACACCAGAAATAGAACCGATTTAGGCAACAGCAATTTGGATAAAATCGATACGAGTGACTTTGAAGCTGGAGCTTTTAGTGATATAACTCAAGAAGATATCGATAGGGAAAATGCATTAGATAATGTACAGTCAGAAACACCTTTCATATCAGTGAGAGATCAGTTGAAAAAAATATCTGAATCTTTGGCAATAGGTGATGATAATAAGATAGATTTTAGTAGTATTATAAAAGATACAGATAAAGCAACTAAATTATCATCTACAGTGACTAATTTTCTTAATTTTATTGAGAATGATTTTATTCCTAACACTGATGAAAAGAAAATTGAGAAAAATGCAGAGAACCTCATGGGTAGTGTATTGAATAAGGTTCCAGAGATCAAGAAAGAATCGTTAGAAAATGCTCCACCTTTGATAAAAACTGTTTTTGGTGGTATGTTTGGTGAAGATGGTCAAACATCATTCTTTGATGAAGCAAAAACACAATTTCATGGTGAAACGGGAAATGCAGTATCTGATGTGCATGTTGATCCAAATTTCACAAAAAGTTTTGATAAGTTTATCAATGGTTTGATGATGGGTATTGTCAATGATTGAAATAACTAAGACATTTAATATAACAAAATCTTCTACAAGTCAGACACGTATTATGTCTAACAACTTGAGGAGAACATTTCTACGATCAAAAATATCAAGAGATAAACTTTTTAGACAAGAAGTAAAAGTACAAAAACTTAGGGAAGAGACATTCAACGCTCTAAAAAATGCACTAAGAGATGCTAGAAATAAGCAAGACAGAGGTGGTGGTTTATTAGGAGTTGCACTCGGTTTGGGAGGAGCAGGTGCTATAGGAAGAAGATTTAGAGGTGGTGGAGGAGGACTGCGTGGTGGTGGAAGCACTCCAAAATTACCAAGAGGTCCTTTAGCAAAAAGTTTGTCCAAGTTTGGAAGAATAGGACCTATGGCGATTGCCACCACAGGTTTGGATTTCTTTCTACGAAAACAGCAAGGACAAAGTAATGTGCAAGCAGGGGGAGGTGCACTTGCAGGTCTTGGTGGTTTTGCAGGTGGAGCAAAAATTGGTGCAACTCTCGGTTCTTTTGTAGCACCAGGTGTTGGTACTGCTGTTGGTGGATTATTAGGTGGAGCAATTGGTGGATTAGTCGGTGGTAATTTATTTGATAGATTGTATGGTCAGAATATCAATAGAGCAGGTGCTGATTTACGAAGAATAAGAGAAGAAGAGGTAACAAGGGCATCTGATACTCTCTTTGGTGAAAATTTAGATAAATTTGAGATTGTTTTAGATAAATTTGCAAAAACTGCTCCAGAATTTTCTACAGCAATAGCGGTAAGAAAAAGAGTAAGAAGAAATTTTGGAGCTAAGGTAAGTGGTACAAAATTTCCAATAGGAAAACTTATAGGATTAGCGTTTGATGTAATTTCCATTGCAGTTCCTAAAGCTCAAATAATAAAATTGAGTAGTAAATTAAAAGTTGCAAATAATGCTAATAAGGTACTAAAAACTAAAAATGCATCTCTTCTTGATGATCTACTAAAAAATGTAAAACAAAAAGAAACAATTATAATTCAAAAAAACAAACTAAAAGAAAGAATTGCTGCATTCATCAAAGCAAGAGACCTCAATAAAATTATAGGTGATGGATTCATAAAATTCAGTAAAGCAGCATCTAAGATCAAACCTGAAACATTGGTTGAAAGAATGACAAGGGCATTCAATAGAAACTTTCCTAAAGGGTTCAAACCAGCTCTTAGTAAAAAGGGTTTAGCAGTAAGAGAAGCAGCTAGAATATTGAAGCAAGAACAGTTGAGTGCAAAACTTGCTAAAATGTTCAAGTTTATAAAAGTAAAAACAACAAAAATATCTGGCAGACTTAGTAAGAAAGCATCTAGTAAATATCTAAAAAATAAGAATGCTGAAGATTTGTTTAGAGATACACAAGAGATTGATGGTATTCTTCAGGTAATCTCAAGAGCACTACGACAGGGTACAGTTCCAGAAGGAATGAATATTGAGCAATTTAGAAAAACAGTAAAGGCGTTTCAAGATGTGATGGTAGACATGATGGATAGTAAAATCATGAGAATGTCTAAAACAGAACTTGATGACATATTCAGAGAGTTGAGAATGTTGAGTGAGAAAGGGGTTGTGCCAAAAAGTTTTTCATCAGGTCCAAGAATTGAAAAATACATAAAGGATATATTATCGGAAGTAGGACCACCACCAGGCGGAATGGTTGGTGGTAGATTTTCTGGTCCTGATACAGGTTATCCTGTAGTATTACATGGAACAGAGAGAGTAATTCCAGAGGAGAACCCACATACTAGATCAAGAGGTGCCACAGGAACAACAGAGAATACAATTGTTTTCTCAGGTTCCCCTAACACTGGTGGTGCGAGATCCAATCCACCACGAGGGGATAGCAGTGGTGGAGGTGTCAGTGTCATCACGAATGAAGTTGACCCATTTACATTAGCAAATAAATACAGTCACATGATTGCCAGTATAACAGTATGAGTAAAAAAGCAATCGGGACAAAGATAAAAAAATTTGATATATTTAACCCTGATGGGAGTGATCCCGTTGATTTTTCAACAAAAACCAGTGGATTCAAATATTTCGAGGACATTCTTGACCCAACTATTCACTGGGATTTTGGTATACAAGATGCGTTTGGTGAATTTAATAAAGTGCCTGTTAGAAGTGGAAATAAGGTAGAAATAGAGATAGAATCAAATAATGAGGAAACAATAAAATTTGATGATCTGAAGATCAGTAATATTATAGGGTATAACCCACAAGCGAAGAGAGAAGTGTATGGATTGATTATGGAGACACAGAGTGCCTTTGACAATCATACGACAAGAGTATTTGAAAAGTATAAAGGAAAAGTATCTGAAAGTGTAACAAAAATATTGAAGGACAAACTAAACATTGAAGATCCAGATGTAGATGAGACATCTAACAATTATGATTTTTGTGGAGGATATCGCAGACCATTGCTTGCATGTTCATGGTTGGCAAAAAAATCTATAGGATTATCCACAAAAGATGATACTAAAGGATCTGCTGGATTCTTATTTTTTCAGACACAAGATGGTTATCACTTCAAAAATATTGATAAATTATTTGAAGATGCAAAAAATGATAAGGACAGCGTAATCAAGTATCAATATAAAATTGATAAAAATGCACTAAAACCTGACGAGAATTATCTTACATTACTATCCCAACCAACAACAACGACAAGTCATAATTTGCTGGTGCAACTCACACAAGGTCATTATAAGACTGCTAACTGGTATTATGATATCATATCAAAATGTCCTAAATTTGTTGAATTTACTTATAAAGACAGTGTTGATGGAGATATGAAGACCTCTAATCCTCAGACACTCATACCAAAAGGCATAGATGAGAATTACTCTAGAATATTATTACAGACTGTAGATACTGGTTGTTTATCAGACAAGGGAGAGCAGAATACAACACCCTCAGAGCAATATTATTATCAGGCACAATCTTCGACAAGGTATAGTTCAATGATGTCTCAGAAACTTTTTACAACTGTACCATTAAATCTCGCTCTTAGAGCAGGGATGGTTATATTCCTTGATTTGCCTGAAATAAATAAAACCAGACTAGGCGGTCCTACTTCAGGATTCTATCTTATTTCCAAATTATGTCATGAATTTGGTGGTGATAGTGATAAAACTGGACTAGAATTAGTTAGAGATTCCTACAAGGAGCTAAAATGAAATCAATTGAAGACCACATCGCAAAGGACAAAGAGATCCTTGCCGATCCTAAAACATCAGAACCCATGCGTCATCACGTTGAGGATGAGTTGCATGACTTGGAAGAGTATGTTGAGCACCACAAGGATGATATTGAGGCAGGTGATCATCATGATCCCAATGTATTAGAAGTGTTCTGTGATGTTCATCCTGATGAACCAGAATGCTTGATATATGATGACTAATGCTTGAACAAAGACTTACAAAAATTGACTTTATAGGAAGGGATGGATTTCAGTGGTTTATCGCACAGGTGACCACTGATAAAAATTGGCGTGAGTATTCAATAGAAAATGGATATCGAGCAAAGATAAGAATTTTAGGATATCATCCAACCGATAAAACCATTCCAGACGAAGAATTACCATGGGCACACTTCCTAGTGCCACCAAGTCTCGGTGGAGGTAATAATTTTGGTGGATCCTCATTTGCTCTGCAGGGTGGTGAAACTGTCATAGGTTTCTTTCTTGATGGTGAAGATGCTCAACAACCTGTTGTATTTGGAGCATTTTCTGCGGGCACTCACATATGTCCTCCAATGCCATTCAAGGATGTAGAGGTAGAGAAATCATCAGGTTTCAAACCAATAGGAATAGATGGAGAAATTGAATATGGTAGACACATAAGACCAACTGGTGATAATAAACCAAACATAAGAGGTGGTTTGAATGATCATAATAAGAAAGTATTCTCAGATGTAGCAGAAAAATTAGAGGAATTAGCAGAAAATATAGACCCTGCAATATCAAAAGCACAGGCAAAGTTTGAAGAGGGATTCAAGAAACTTTCTGAAAACACACCACAAATGTTTTCTCAACTTGAAACTATGGTTGAGAATTTGAACAATGAAGAAATCATTATAAAGAAGGCACAGAAGATTGTAATACCTAAATCAGTGATGTCTGATGCTACTAAATCTATACAATCTTTCACAAAATACGCTCAAAGACTTGAACCTATTGGTGTAGGAAATGATGCAGGTGGATTTATTGATAAAGTATTCAACATAAAGATAACTAAAGAAAAATTTGAGACACAATTAGAAAAAGTATCAAAAGAAATGTCAGGTGCAATCTCAGTAAATATGAGAGTTGCTAAACAAGAATTATTCAAAGAAATCAATGTCGCTGTAGATTCAAAATTAAATTTTCTTGACCCAGAGTTTCTTTTGAAAAAACTCAAGGTCGAAGATAGTCTTGGGGATGTGCATTGTGCTTTAGAAAATGTATTAGGAGGTTTGACAAACACTATCAAAGACCTAATAAAAGAAACATTGGGTAAAGCAGTGAGTATACCCATTTGTGTAGCAGAGTCTTTACTTTCTGGTCTTATATCAGACCTCACTGAAAAAATCAATGGTGCGATTTCTGCACCTTTAGCAGACATAAGTGGTACAGTGGGAGCGACTATGCCAGATTTTAGTAGTATAGTGGATAAAGCTATGAATTTAGCAGCAGTGGGAGAAAAATTATTCACATGTGAAGATGATGTTCCCTTCAATCCTACTGATATAATAGCAAATGTGGGTCTTGAAGGTTTACAAATACCTGATGTAGGAAGAATGAAAAAACTTGCTTCTGCTATGAAAGGTAGTCCTCTCTCACTGGTTGAAAGTATATTTCCTGGTATTGGTGGACTCAATCCGTTTGGTGAATTGGGTGATATAGCAAAGGGTTTGGGTGTTACAGCACAACAGAAATCTCTTGCTCTTGATCTTGCAGGTGGTTTAGGTGGTTTAGGTGCTTTAGTTGGAGGATGTTCTGGAGCATCTGGTGCATTTGGTAAGAAATGTGGACCTCCTAGTGTCGAATTCTTTGGAGGTGAAGGTATAGGTGGATTTGGAAAAGCGGTAATTAATGAAATTGGGGAGATAATTGGAGTAAGTATGGATGATTTAGGAGAAGGGTTCACTGCTCCACCATTAGTCACGTTCAAAGATTCATGTGGTAATGGTGGTGGTGCATCAGGTAAAGCAATAATAAAAGATGGTAAGATAATTAAAGTTGTAATGGAAGAGACTGGTGGTGGATATCTAGGTGGGGCAGTGTCTAATCAAATTTCTTCAACAGAGGGGGAACAGGTCATTGCTGTGCTTGACGGGATTGACATCATCAATACTGGTGTAGGATATGAGGTGGGTGATACTATAACCACAGAGGATGGTCAGATACTTGAACCAGTAATACAAAATGGTCGTATCGTAGATGCTATCCCAGTTGATGTCATCGATGGTATTTCTTCTCTTCCTAAACTAACAATAAATACAACGAATGGTTTTGGTGCTATTATTAGACCCACATTAGACTTTATCAAGGTAAAGCAATATGAAAAACCTATATTACCATCAACTGAGGTAATACAAGTAATTGACTGTGTAACTTCTTACTAATGGCAAACGTAAATACCACATCACCACCACCATTAACTTTTGGTAATCCTAGAAATGGATTTTTGACTATTGGTGAAGAAGATGATAAGAAAGTTCTGAGAAAATCCGAAGTACAATTGGCAGCAGGTTCAGCATCTGAATTGCGTTTGTTCAAGGATGGTGGTTGGGAACTGAAATCAAGTGACAATGATAAGGGTTCTTATATTATACAGAAAGGTGATGGTGCTCTTAATATATTGTCAGAGGGAGACATCAATATTGAATGTAAGGGAACATTTGGTGTCAAAGCTAATGATATAATTCTGGAAACTACAAATTGTGATGATGGTGACATAGTTTGTAATGCCAAGCATAATTTCAAGGTAAACGCTTTGAATTATGCTATAATAAGTTCTACTGACGTAACTATAGATGCAAAGTGCAAACTTATTTCATTTTCAGAAAATATGAATTATATTATTGGTAGGTTCGTTAATTTTCATGAGTCAATGTCTCAAATTATTCCACCAACATATGCAAGGAATGTGAAAAAATTGACTGACACATTAGACACAAACAATAGTTATAGGCAATTTGATTTAAAAGATCAGAATAAAATAAAAAAATTAAAAGAAGAAAGATTAAACAAAAATCGAGAAACACTTCCTTCATAGGTTGATATATAAAACATGAATTATTAATTTTATGGCAGAATTACGTGACCTTGATTCAGGTAAAATTTATATTGGACCTGTAGAACCAAATAAAGAAGATCGATCTGATGAGACACTCAATGGAAACAAACCTTTTGATGGCACTCTTGCTGTTACAGGACCTGCATTTATAGGAAGTCATTCTAAAAAAGCAAGAGGTTTATTGAATGTTGGAACAGATTTGGGAGATTTTTCACCAAAAGTGGCAGGTCGTGCTGTGGATATTGAAGGAGACGTTGCTATTGAGGGAAATACCACTCAAAGAGGAAACACATTTACGGTGGGTAAAGTTACTGTCGATGGACCAATAAATGCTAGTAGCACTATAACTTCAAGTTCTGAAGTTACTGCTGCTGCACATAAATTGACTGCAAAGAAAGATTTTGATATCCCACACCCAAATATAGAGGGATATAGACTTAGACATACATGTGTTGAAGGACCTGAGGCAGCGATATATGTGAGAGGTAAGGTGTCAATTGATGGTATTATTGAACTTCCAGATTACTGGCAAAACTTTGTGGATAAGGAGAGTATTTCGGTTCATCTTACACCTTTCGGTGCTTATCAGGAATTATTCGTAGAGAAAATAGAATATGGTAAGAAAATATTTGTTAGAAACCAAGCAGGTGGTAAGATAGACGCATACTATCAAGTCTGGGCAGATCGTGCAGGTGAGAAATTGATTGTTGAGTATAAAGGCAAGAGTGCTGCAGATTATCCTGGTGATCAAAGTGATCATTCTGTAGCAGGGTATAATTATGATATACGGGATGATGACCGTTGGTTTACATCTGATGTCTAGAATGCTATACTAGAGAAACTTACATCATTATCATGGAACCATTCCCAAAATTTGAAGACGAGTATGTCGATAAATTAGAAATTTCTGTTACATCCAGAACATTCAAAGTGTATGGTTCAGATGGTGGAATACAACAATTGAATTGTGAGACTCCTGATGAATTTATGAGAGTTTTAGAGGTTTCCAAAATGGCAAGTAGTATAGATAATGAAATCAAGGTCATATATGTCTAAAGTTAGATTCCCATTATCTGATATAAAATTTCATAATATTCCAGTAGTAGGTCAGTTTTACACCAAACAAGAGGTGGATAAACTGATCAAGGATGCTGTGGATGAAGCAAGACGTATCGATGAAGAGTCGATGGCAAAGCACAATAGAGATGCAACTGTCATCAGTATGATTCTTGGTTTTACAACTCTTGCTTTGTTTGTTGATGGTCTTCTAAGACTGTTAGGAATAACACCTCCGTTCATGGATATAGACATTAATATTATAGATGATATTGTTCAAAAGGTTGAAACAGATCTTGTACCACTGATTCAGAAAATTCCCCGAATCTAAGGGGGTATAAATAAGTTGAAGCAATGGTGTCAGGATAGGTAATGCCGTTAAGTAGACTTGAAAATTTTCTAAAGAATGTACAGGGTAACGTTTTATACGTAAACCCAGAAGAACTTGATGCAACGGATGACGTAAGTAATAGAGGTAATTCTCGAACTCGCCCGTTCAGAACAATACAAAGAGCACTGATAGAGTCAGCAAGATTTTCATATCAACCAGGTCAAGATAACGATAGATTTGATAAGACAACAATACATGTATCAACAGGTGTACACTTCATTGATAACAGACCAGGTTATCAAATAGACACCTCTGGTAATATAACTGACATAAATGGTAGTTCTCAATCCATATCTGAATTTTCAATAGGCACAAATTTTGATATTCAGGATCCAGCAAACGTTTTACATATATTCAACTCTGCAGAAGGTGGTGTTATATTACCAAGAGGTACATCTATTATAGGTGCTGACCTAAGAAAGACAAAGATAAGACCAAAATACATACCCGATCCTAATAACAATAGCATACCGAGCACTGCAATATTCCGTGTGACAGGTGGATGTTTCTTCTTTGGATTTACATTATTTGATGGTGACCCTGCTGACAGAGTATTCAGAGACTTCACATCAAATACATATAATCCAAATTATTCACACCATAAACTTACCTGCTTTGAGTATGCTGATGGTATCAATCAAGTAGGAAGTAGTGGTAACACTGACTTAGACATGTATTATGCTAAGTTGACCAGAGCTTATGGTACTAACTCTGGACGTGCACTACCAGTTTATCCAGCGAATAAAGATTTTCAGAAGATACCTGAAGAGATGAAGATTGTGGGACCTGTCTCACAGATAGGTGCCATTGAGATTGAGGACATATTCTCTGGATCTAATTCTACTGATACTACAGCAACCAGAATTGTTACTGTAATAACAAAAGAATCTCACAATTTAGCTGCTGGCACTGCGATATTAGTATCCGATGTGAACGCTAGTGGTAATAACGGTGATGAGTATGATGGAACTCATGTGGTAGCACAGGTTATAAACGACACCACATTTACATATTCATTATCAGTTGTACCTGCAACCACAGCATTACCTAATCTTACTGGTATCAACCCTTCAGTTGTACCTGAAAGTGATACTATAGCGTCAGCATCACCATATATCTTCAACTGTACACTTAGATCAGTGTTTGGAATGAATGGGTTGCATGCTGATGGTAACAAGGCAACTGGATTCAAATCTATGCTTGCTGCTCAGTTTACTGGTATAGGACTTCAAAAAGATGATAATGCATTTGTCAAGTATAATACCACATCTGGAGTTTATGAAGACCAAGCGACTCTTGGGTCATCTACAACACTACACGTTGATAGTCTAGCAAGATTCAAACCAGAATTTGAAAATTTCCATATCAAAGGTTCAAATAAAGCGGGTCTACAACTTGTTTCAGTATTTGCGATTGGATATGCGAAGCACTTTGTTGTAGAAACTGGTGCTGACTTCTCACTTACCAACTCTAACTCAAACTTTGGTGCTTTAGCACTCGAAGCAAATGGTTTCAGAGATGAGGCGTTTACGAAGGATGATAAAGGTTTTATAACTGCTATAGTTCCCCCACAGAAAAACCTTGCAAAAGATAAGACAATTAACTATTTGTCTATCGCCACAGGTCTTACCACAACAACTGCAGGTGACACTAAATTATTCATTAGTAAATTCACCAGCAAAGGAAATCCACCACCTGCAACATCATCAGGTTTTATAGTGGGTAACAAAGAGGGTGATACAATTTCTTGTAATATTGAAAATGTAATTGAGACAGCGAATATATTGATGCCTACACCACAGATTCCTGATGTTGGGGTGTCTGCAAAGAAAGTTGTAAGAGTTGGGCAAAACTCTGGTATTAATAGTATAACATCTGGTCTCTTCACTCTTGAAACATTTCACCAATTATTACCTGGCGAGTCTGTAAGAGTTATATCAGAAAATGGATCACTTCCTGATGGATTGGAAAATAATAGAAAATATTTTGCTGTTACTACAGGAGTTGGTACACATCAGGTCAAACTTGCAAATAGTAGAAATGCTGCTATCAATGGAAATGCAATCACTGGAATAAACAACTTAGGTGGTAAACTTTCTATCATATCAAAAGTTGATGATAAAAAACCAGGTGATGAAGGGCATCCTATACAATATGATGATACAGCAGGTGGATGGTATCTGAATGTCGGCACTGCAAGTGGTTTGTCCACATCAATTGCAACTAATGCACTTGCTTTAGCACCTGAGACACCTACTACCACATTGATAAGAAAGTCAGATGACAGGGTAGATTTAGAAAAAATATACAGATTCAGATACTCAATACCAGAGGGATCATCTCTTGCTGCTGAACCTACAAATGGTTTCGTAATACAAGATAGTGCATCGGTAATTGATGATAGTAAATTCCAAGATGATAATGCATCACTGACATCTGATACAGATCTAAGAACACAGAATAGTATTATAACAGCATCATGGGGTTCTAATGTTGGTATTATAACAACAAAACAACCACACAATCTAAATGTAGGACAACCTGTTGAAATTAAGAGATTGCGAAGTGCAAATAATACTCTTGGTTTAGAGGGTCAAGGATTCAACAGATTGTTCACAGTTACCTCTGTAGAAGATCCAAAAACCTTCAAGGTAGGTCTTACTACAGATCCTGGTGCTGTCACTAAAATAACCAATATTCCATATACCCAAGTTGATAGAACTGTAGTTGGTTCGGGACGTACATTTAGTCCATTCTTCACTAGAAAAGACTTCGGTCCTGATTATCAAATCTTCACTCAAGAAACAGTACAAAGATTTGCAAAATCATCACAAGATGGGATTTACGACCTTACAATACTAGGTTATCTTAATTCTGCAAATGTTTCACCATTTACAGATCAATCTATAAAATTTGGGCAAGATGTCAACGACTTTAGACCTAGAATCAATAGAGACACGGGGGATGATGATCCTGATGCAGCAGTTAGTTTTGCTTTAAGAGACAAGATTGGTCAGGTAAAAACAAATGATCTCTCTAAAAGCATAACAAAAGAAACTGTATTCAATTTTGTTGAGAATACTGGTGTTGGATTAGGTATCACTGCAGCGACTGTCACTGGAGCAGGTGCTATAAAAGATCTTACTATTGACCTTAACAGGGGACATAATTTCAATGGTATCGAAACAGTTACTAATATCACAGGTGGTTCAAACTATGGTACTAACAGTGGTGCTGATGAATTCTATTTCAGTGTAAATCTTGTCGGAGGTACTGGTCAAGGAGCAACTGCAGATGTGACTGTGGGAGCAGCTGCAACAATCACCAGCATAGACATTGTTGACGCAGGTTCTGGATATGCTGTAAATGATACTCTTACTATAAAGGGAGTTCCCTTCATAGCACCAGGTACTGATTGTGAGGTGACAGTCAACACAATTGACAATAAGGTAGGTGATATTATGCAGACTGTTGGTATAGGATCAACAGCGTATAATGGTATCAATAAAATATCTCAAATCACTGAGAAGGGAAGATTTACCTTTAGAGGTAAAGCGGTTGGTGACTTCTCAACACCTGGCGGTTTTGCTTATCATGTAGGTGTGTCTACACAGATTACAAATATTGTTCATGATACCATAAGTGGTATTGCAACGGTCACATTGTTCCAAGATATAGGTTTGAGGCGTGGAGATCTTATTGTAATCAATGATGCCAACTCGGAATATAATGGAACTCATGTAATTGAAGATAGGATAGGGTATGGATCATCCTTGTCAGTCAACATAGGGGCAAGTTCCTCACCTGCTTTCAGTGGTTCAAGTGCCTATGCACATGATGCAGGTATATCAATGAGAGCATTCAACCAGAATGTTCCAATTTACGGTGGTCATACCACAGTAATTGATACATCAATGTCTGAGACCACAACAACGATAGGACTACAAAATAAAAATATGTTCCGTCGTGGTGATTACATCATGATTGATGAGGAAATACTTAGAATCGCAAATAAAAATTGTACTGAAGTTATAAGAGGATTATTTGGAACTCTTTCAGTTTCACATCTTAGATTCAATGCTGTCAGAAAGATAAAGGTACTCGCTGTAGAGAATAGAAGAAACTCTATTATACGAGCATCAGGTCATACCTTTGAGTATCTTGGTTTCGGACCAGGTAACTATTCTACTTCATTACCTCAGACTCAAGATAGAGTATTGAGTGATGATGATCAACTATTTGCTCAGTCTATCAATGTCAATGGTGGTTCTGTTGTATACACGGGACTGAATGACAAAGGTGAGTTCTTCGTAGGAAGGAAAAAAATTGATGCATTAACTGGTGAGGAAGAGTCAACAATCGTACAGATTGATCAATCAGCAGTATCAAATAAACTCGCATCCTCTGTAAGTTTTGATGATGTGGTGGTGAAAAATAGTTTGAGTAGTGAAAATGATACTGAGATAATTGATCTCAAGTTGAAAGGAAATAGAAGTGGTGGTATAGGACAATCACTTTTACTCGGTATATCACAGAATACTCCTACAAGTAGTGTAGATAATATTTTATTTGCAACATCATTTGATAGGGGTGGATATCTTGGTTGGGTTAGAACTACAGACTCAGGTCAACCATGGCAGAAGTTTGGTCCTATTTCAAAAGATGCTAATACTGAGCATTATGTTATTGACAAACTTGCTATCGGTCAATCAGATGCAGGTACAGGAAAGGTGCTTGGTGTTTCAGGTGATGTTACCATCACTGGTGGTATAGAAGTGTCAGGAGTGACCACAAGTGGTCAACTCGTAGCTGGCACTGCTAAAGTATCTGATCTTTCCTCTGGTAGAGTTGTAATTACAGGCACTGACGGTGAACTAGAAGATAGTTCATCTCTCACATTCTCAGGTGCCACACTTACATCAAACACACTCAACGTCACAAACACTGTTACTGCTACGAACGTATCAGCATCAGGCACAGTGCAAGGTGAACATCTAAAATCCACTGATGATGCTGAGATTACAGATGATTTGACTGTGGGTGGTGATGTATCAGTATCAGGATCACACACAGTTTCAGGTAATATTCAAGCAACTGGACAAGTATCTGGAGGATCAGCAAGTATAACAGGAACTGCAACCGCTAATGCTTTTGTAGGTGCTGGTACGATACCTGTTGGTGGTATTATAATGTGGTCTGGAGCATCAGTGCCCTCTAATTTTGCACTATGTGATGGAAATGCAGGTACCCCAGATTTGAGAGATCGATTTATTGTTGGTTCTGGTAGTGCGTACACTATCGGTGACACAGGTGGTTCTAAAGATGCGGTTGCTGTAGCACACAGTCACACAGTCACAGATCCAGGTCACAGTCATACTCAATCTGGTGGAGGAACACAGGATGATGGTGGTAGCAACGTACCAGGTTCTACAAGTGGGGGATCTCAGAGCAATATCAATGATGCCACAACTGGCATTTCTCTTTCATCTGGTGGTGTTTCTGGAACTGACAAAAACTTACCACCATATTATGCATTAGCATACATCATGCGTATCTCTTGATAAATACAAATACTAAGGAGTATAATAGTAGATGGCATCAGTAAATAAAAAATTTGCTGTAGAAAAAGGTCTTGAAGTCGGTGATGACGCACTGGTTGTCGATGCTGATGGTAGAAAGACTGGTATAGGCAAAACTGATCCCAAATTCGGATTGGATGTTGCTCTTACTGCAAATTTTGACGGAATAGTTGCAGCGTCTTCGGTTGGTATTGGTAGCACTCAACCAGAAAAAGATGTCGATATTAATAAAGATACTATAATAAGAAAGAAAGTATTTGATTCATTTGGTTCTTCTGGTACTGCAGGTCAGGTTCTTACTAGCACAGGAACTGGTATCTCATTCTCATCTGCTGCAAATTTAGAAGGATTAGCATCAGATGGTACCAAGACTCTACAATTCAAGAAGGCAGATGGTAAGTTTGGCGGAGCAGCAACCTTTGTTTATGACAGTGCAAATGATAGGGTAGGTCTTGGCACCACAGGTCCTGAATATCAATTACAAATTTCAGGTGGACAAGTTCATATTGAGAGTCAATTTCTTGATAGTAATAAGACTGTTGGTGTTGCTAAATCAGTCCTTGCATCTACTGCAGACGGTAAGACAATATGGGTTCCAAAGGGATCAGAAATAGCAAATGTCATTTTCGTATCTGAGAATGGAGATGATCAAAGTGATGGGTTATCGCCAGGTACAGCTAAGAGAACTGTTGGTGGTGCAACAAGTATAGCAGTTGCAGGTAGTAATATAAGAGTAGCAGCAGGGATATATCAAGAAAATAATCCAGTCTTTATACCAAGAAATGTCACCATAGACGGTGATGACATGAGGAATACACAGATCATACCCTCAAATGCAGGTAAAGATCTATTTCATGTCAACAATGGTACACTGATACAGAATCTTTCATTTGTAGGTGCAGCTAATACGGGTGCTATCATAGCATTTCCCCCTGAAGGTGTAACAAATAGACATAAATTTGTTGCTGGTTATGGTGCTACAAACGCTGTCAAGGTAGGTCCTAATTGGCATACAGGTGCATCAATCACTCCTACATTTGTATCGTACGATCCACTTACAGGTATTACCACAATCACGAAATCATCTCATGGTTTGACAGTGAGTGATACAGTGGGCATTGTCACCAACAGTATAGCGTTTACCTGTGATCAGGATAGACATGCTACGATACATCCATACCCAAGACCAACTGATCCACTTGCAGGTATCTTTACTGCTATAACTGCCACAACAGATGACACCTTTACAATAAATGTTGGTGATGCTGGATCTCATAAGAGGATCGCAGGTATCATAACACAGTCACCTTATATTAGAAACTGCACGAACTTTGTTCCTAATTCGATTGGAATGAAGATTGATGGTAGTGTTATCGGTGGACTGAAGTCAATGAACGTTGACTCATATACACAGTATAATCAAGGTGGTATTGGTGTTACGATATCTAATGATGGATATGCTCAATTAGTTTCAATATTCACCATTTGTGATGAGGCAGCAATCACTGCTGTGTCTGGTGGACAATGTGATCTTAATAATTCTAACGCATCATTCGGAACTAGAGGACTTGTAGCGTCAGGTGTTGGCACAGTTACTCAAACTGGTATTATTACCAGTGTTGCTGCTGCTGATCAAAACGTTATTGAAGTTGCTAATCTTACAACAGAAAGACCATATACAGGACAGGTATTATATCTTGGAGAGTTATTCAATGGTGTGAGGGATGTAACTGTAACTAACGCAGGTTCAGGATATACAAGTGCTAATCCACCTTTAGTCACTTTCTCTAGTCCATCTGGTCCTGATGGTATCACTGCAGAGGGTGTAGCAGTTGTTAGTGGTTTTGGTAGTATAACTTCAGTTACGGTCACAGCATCTGGTTCACAATACAGGGCAGCTCCCACGGTTTCAATCGCTGCTGGTTCAGGTGTCACTGCAATAGCATCTGCTAGTTTAGATCCATCTTATTTTACCATAAATAGTACGACTCCAGTTACAGCTGGTGTTTCTACTATAACTCTTGACCAAAATCTACCTTCTAGTGTGGGCGTTGGATCAACAGTTCCTTTCGCAAGACAATCACTTATTCTTGCATCATCATACACCTTTGAATACATAGGTGCAGGTCTTACGATCAGCGTTGCACAACCTAGAAAAGGTGGTCAAACAATACCTGAAAATGAAACTACCTCTGAAGAAGGAGGAAGAGTCGTATATACATCTACTGATGAAAGAGGTAACCTCAAAGTCGGTGATGGATTTACAATCAATCAACAGACAGGTACTGTCACGGGTGAGGCATTCAACAAGAGTATTCAAGCAACACTTACACCACTTATCATAGCACTCGGAGGATCATAAAGAATGGCTGCGATTCCATTAAATAAATTCAGAACTATCACTCACACTCTGACTACATCTGCAGTGGGAATATATACATGCCCGCCAGGTGTTGCAGCGTTGATTATCTACGGAAATGTTGCTAACGTTGGTAGTTCATCATCTGTGAGATCCTTTACAGTATCACACAGCAGAAATGGGGTAGACACTGAAATTGTGAATGCAATAAAAATTCCAGATTCAGATGCCATGAACTTCATTGATGGTAGATTAGTTTTAGAAACAGGTGACATCCTGAAAATATCTGGGGATGTCAATAACACCATGAAAGGTATTATCAGTATTTTGGAGAACGCTAAGTAAATGGCTAAACTGATGTCAGGAAGAGTGGGTGTGACCAGTTTTGCTGGTTTATCCACTACAAGAAATCAAACAACATCAGATCCAAACAAGTTCCTGTTGACTGGCGACATGGAACCCAACCTTGGGTTGCCAGCAGATAATGATTATCTTCTGTTTGGTAGCACTGATGGTACAAGAAGATGGGATGTCTTTACACCATCAGGTGCTGTTGATGGTATATCGGTTCAGGACGAGGGAGTAACTCCAACAGGTTTTGCTGGATCTATCACCAAGATGAATTTCAAGGGTGATGGTGTTATAGTAACACAAGTCAAAGAAACTATTGGTAGTGCGGAAGTAGGTGTTGCAACAGTTACAATTCAGAGATTAGGAACGACATATATTGATCAACAGGAGTTTGCAGGTCAAACTCTTTCAGGAATCACCACTGTCAAGGTGGGTGCAGGTTTATCCTTTGTAGCACTTGCAGGTCATACTGGTATAGTGTCAATATTCAATACTGCAGACGCTAAATTTACATTCCTCGATGATAGTGGACTTATATCAATAACAAATGTTGGACAGATTAGAGTAGGTGCAGGTCTTACACTTACAGATGGCGGCTCAGTGGGTATTGCATCCATCAGTCCAACTGGTCAATTTGAACATGTCAATGCGAGTGGTATCATAACTGCATCTAATGGTTTTGTAGGTAATGTAACTGGTAATGTTACTGGAAATACGAACGGAACACACACTGGGGCAGTGAATGGTAATGTGACTGGTGATGTGGTGGGTAATGTCACAGGTAATGTGACTGGAGATTTAACTGGAGATTTCAACTCTGGAATATCAACTGTCACTGAATTGAGAGCGACCACAATCAACGCCACTGGTATTATAACAACATCACAAGGGTTCGTAGCACCTGTTGGCAGTTTCGGATTTTTAGGATCGCTGGTGTCTTCAGGTATATCGACTGTTGCATTTTTCAGTGGTACTAACATAAACATCAGTGGTATTGCAACTGCTGCAGGTGGATATGTAGCTCCTTCTGGGGGACAGGGATTTGTTGGAAATTTGACGGGTGATAGTACTGGTAATATAAACTCTTCAGGAGTTTCTACCACAACTTACCTACAAACAACTCATGTGAATGCGAGTGGTATTATAACTGCATCAAATTTTGTGGGTGCTGTGACTGGTGCTGTGACTGGTGCAGCGACTCAACTTACTTTGACAGATGAGTCAGCAGACAGCACATGCTTCCCAATATTTGCAGGTGGTGCCACTGGTGATCAAGCACCACTGACTGATTCTAGTGCTTTATTATATAATTCAAGCAATGGAACATTTACTGCTGCCATTTTCAGTGGTTCAGGTTCGGGACTTACAAATGTCCCAGCTGGTGAACTTACAGGCACATGTTCTGCAGTTGATGGATCTGCACTGACAAATGTTGAGGCAGCAAAAGTTGATCTTACTGCTACAAATACAACGAATGCTACATTCTTTATAACATTTGTTGACACTGCCACAGGAACTGAGGAAGTAAGGACTGATACTAATCTAACGTATAATCCAAACTCAAATACATTATCGGCAACCACATTCAATGGTAACGCCACAGGATTGACAGGTAACCCTACTGTAGCGATTGGTGAAGCAACTGTTGCAGGTAACATTATACCAGATGCCAATGGTACGAGGGATCTTGGTGCCAATGGTACAAGATGGGCAAATGTTTTCACCTCTGACTTACACTTCTCAAATGAGGGTGGTCAAAATGATGTTGACCAGACTTGGGGTGACTGGACTTTACAGGAGGGAGAAAATAATATCTTCCTACTAAATAATCGTAATGGTAAAAAATACAAAATGAACCTCACTGAGGTATAAATACAAACGATAGGATTTTAACGAAAAACCAATTATGTCTAGAGCTAGAGAATTAGCCAAAGTTGGTGGAAAGAATCAACAAGTGCTCGCTGGATTGAGTTCACACGTTGGTGTCTCAACCTTCCTAAACAATGTACATATGTTCGCTAACCTAGATGTAGGTGGTAACGTTACTGTGACTGGCACAACCACATTTAATGGTGGTACACTAACACTTGGCGATGCCAATACAGATAATATAGTATTCGGTGGAGAAATTGATAGTCACATTATACCAGACGATGATGGTACATATGACTTAGGTTCTTCCACAAAAGAATGGAAAGATTTATTCATTGATGGCACAGCACACATTGACACCTTAGATGTTGATGGTAATGCAGGGGTCATTGGTGATCTGACCGTAACAGGCACAACCACTCTGAGTACGAAATTAGCAAGTAGTAACCTTGCAAACTCAGGTGTATCGGCTGGAACATATGGTAGTTCTACTGCTATTCCAATTCTAGTTGTAAACGCTCAAGGTCAGGTGACTTCGGCAAGCACAACTGCAGTTGACAGTACAACAATTGAGCAGTTGAATACATCTGTTGCATGTACTGACACAGGTACGAACGGATTGGTCACTATCACTGTTGATGGATCAACAGTTGCGGTGTTTGATCAAGCACTGCTAACTGTAACTGGTAATATTTTACCCGACGCAAATGGTACAAGAGACCTCGGTGCGAGTGGTACAAGATGGCAAAACATCTACACCTCTGACGTTGACCTAAACAATCAGGCAAAAGGTGGAAACACAATCGATGGATCATGGGGGTCATACCTTATTGAAGAGGGTGAAAATGATTTGTTCTTGAAGAACAGAAGGTCTGGAAAGACTTACAAGTTCATGCTTCAAGAAGTATAAATAACAAGGAAGGAGAATTTTATCTAAATGGCAATCTTCGGAAATGCTGCTAATGCTAATGTTACAGTTGACCCAGCTGCAGGTAATTATGGTTCTAGTACCGCAATTCCTATCATAACGGTTGATTCAAATAAAAGAATTAGTGCAATAAACACAACTGCACTGACATTAGATGCTTCAGTAAACACAAACTCAGCTTTAGGTGCGGTGGGTACCTACGGTTTCTTGATGCAAGCATCAGGAAATACAGCATATAATCCAGGTCAAACACTCGCAGGGTCAAGTTTGAGATATGCTGATGCAACTGGAAACGTATCAAATAATGTGACTCCAACAGGAACGTGGAGATTGATGGGTTACGATTCTGGTGCACCAAGAACTAACACAGGTGCAGGTTCTGGATCTGGTTCTGGATCAGGTAGTATTTCAGGTAACGTTGTTGGTGATGCTGCAGCAGCAAACCTAAACATAGATGGTAATACAACTGGTACATTGCAAGGTGGTAATGTTGATGCCAACATAGCACTTTCATCTGGTAATGCTCAAGGTAATACAAACGTCAACGTTTCAGGTAACATTTCTGTATCTTCACACACTCACGATGTCAACTCGTTCTTTTCTCACTATACTGGTTTACGTCAATTTAGTGCAAAATCAGCGACTGCAGGTGGAAACTTCTCTGGATCAGGTACCGTATCTCTTAACAATATAGCTGTTGCAGGTAACGTTGCTACATCTAACTTGGGAGTTTCAGGTAATACAGCAGTTACAACTGATAACTTGAATGTCGTAGGTAACGTGACAACAGATAATTTGAACGTTGCAGGTAATGCGACGGTGAACGTCAACACTAACGTAAACGTAAACACAACAGTTGCTTATCCAGCTTCATTGTGGATGCGTACAGTATAAATAAAACACGAAGGTATTAAGAACTATGGCGAGTTTCACAATAGTCAAAGCAAGAAACCCAGTTTGGGCGAATGACGACAAAAATGCTGTGACTCTAGAAGTTGATTTTCAGGAGATTACCGATACAGAATACATCTCGTTCACTGCTGCTCCTGAAGATAGTGAAGAGCACTCTCGTACGCTTTATTCTAATGCAGTAAATGGGGATTATGGTACCGTTGAGGATTATCAACATCATAGATTATGGCACCCTATTGACCAAACAACCGTAGATATATCACAAGTTGGTTTAGTTCAAATTCTTTTAGAAAAAGGTTTGATAGATGATTATGATGTGGACGCTATCTTGGTAGAAAACACAGAAACAGTCGCTTTTGCTCGTACTACTACCGATTCTTCTATGAACGGTATGTGGGATGGCAGATAACACCCTATTCAGAAGTCAATGATTACAACAGAAGGACCAGCAAGACCAAGAAAAGGTATTGGTGTACAAATTGCCACCAACGCTAATGGTGGTAAGTTAGTCAAAACTGGTCAACCCATTAATTTTACACCATCTGGAGATAGTGGTGTACTCCCACAAACTTATAATGTGGGACTTGGATCTACCATGCCAACTGCAGCGTGGGTTGATTGGACTGCAGAACAATGTGTTACAGCAGGGGTGAATACATCATCGATGGATCCATCTAAACCAGATTCTACACAGAAAGTGCAAATAAATGTGCCAGCAGCAAATATTGCTACAGTTGGTTTATATGGAAGAACTAAGGGGTCAGGTATGATTGGGTTCTTTGAGTTATATGAGAGTCAGGATGATAGAAGAACAAGACATGCAGCGTTGAGAGCAGCAGGGTTTACTCCACCATTCCCAAGAGCAGATAGATTCTATAAAAACCAACACCAAGGGTCAGTGCAAGTAGGTTTACAAACATCCCCACATAATCTGAAGGAATAGATATATAAACTGATTTCTTTATTATGGCAGACAATTCGGATAAGTGGCATCATACCATGTGTAGGTATCTGGGATTAAACCTAGATACCTATTTTGATTTTGGCATTCTGCCAGGTGTATGTAGAGAGGCACTAGGAAGAAATGATTACATTTATACTAAGACTGGCACGTTCAATAGTAATAAAGTATATGCATGGTCAGATTATCATTATAAAAGATTAGTAAAACAAAAAAGAGGTGTTATACCATATTACGGTACAGCACCATTTTTATGGGAACTTGGTAAGATAGCATACGCCCAAGAGAATACGCCAGAGTTTCATGCTTCACCTGCTGGATCGTTATTTTTTCTACCGAGAGATGATCAATGTACCATAAGAGAAGATGAGTATGAAAGTGTGCAGCGTATTATAGATGATATACCACGACCTGTCACATTTTTAGTACCATGGCGTAGTTGTGACATCTGGAAACATTGGGATAAATTAGATTTGGGTGGATCCAGCACGGTGATTCAAATGTCGGATCCTGTCACCAGACAATACACATTAGCGAACCTTATGCTAACACACGAGCATATCTTTATACCATGGCCTGGTACAGACATATATTACGCTGAGTTCCTGAATAAGCAGGTGACTGTTTATGATGACATTAGAAAGTATAGAACAAAGAAACCACATGAACAGGAAAGATTTGGTTCATCTATCTTACTATATCTCAAATGGGGATATGATTACTTAAATGATATACAAAAAGAGTTCTTTCACCTTACAGAGAAATGGAGTTCGCTGGAGCAGCAGGACAGAAAATTTTTGACCAACAAAATGCTTGGTCTTGATGTTATAAAACCACCAGAGGAGTTATATTACGATCTAGTAGATAATAAGTTTATAACTGACGGCAGGTACGGGAGAAATTTTGGGGGTGAATATGATGCTGCTTATGAATGGTTGGTAAAACAAATAGATTATAATACCACATGTTCAGAAACCATATCTGATTTATATGAAAAACTTTGAGTCATGCATGCCTCTGTCATCAACATAATATTTTGCTCTTGGTTTACCAAAGAATAACTTATCGTACTTTACACCCCATTTCTTGAGTTGTGCCTCAGTTCTGGATCTGCAGTGATAATCTGCTTCTCTTTGTTGTGCTGGAATGTCTTTTGGATACCTGCCAGTGCTATGAATAAAACCTCTTGCTGTCATAAGATATATTATTGCACCGTTATCATGTAACTCATTGACTTTATCAATTCTATCTTGGCGTGGGACAGCATCCCAAGGTGATCCATCATGAGGTTCTGTTATTGTGCCATCAATGTCAATACAGTATATGTCATCCCTTTTTTCAGTTATATCATCATATCTCTGAACTCTCTTAGGTAACGTGGGAAGAACCACGCCAATCTGTTCCATCATCTCATATATTGTTGCTAGTGCCTTGATCTCAAACAGGTGATAATGAGTTGATTTGATCACCACAGTTTCTAATGTATCATGTTGTAGAGGACATAATAATATAACGTCTGTTGTTATCTTATCCAATTCGATTGCAAGTGGTGAGTCAACTCTGCAGGTGATGCCAATTATAAGATCAGCAGATCTACATGCATAATCTATCCAATCTTTTTTCCAATCATCATCACCACCTAATGCAGTGGTATGGACACTATCAGGGGCAAAGCAAAACTTATCAGTATGACGACTGATATCGCTTGCCATATGTTGAGCAATAGCAAGATTGCCACCATTACCAATCAAAGCAATGGATCTAGCATTACTAAAAATTTCTAATTGTTTAGAAGATAGTTTTCCGTCCATGTTTTTACTTTTTCTCTGTATTTGTATGGTAATGAAGTGAAACGGTCTTTGTGTGATGATGTATCTATACTTTTGGTCAAACCAAAAGTTTTACAATAATCATCACTATCTAAATTGAACTTCTCATATGGTATTCTATAGTATTCTAGGACATTTATCAATAATTTTTCAAATAATCTTACATCATTAATTTTATTAGAAATGTGATTGAAATAAACATCCTCCCCTTCTCGTTCTAAAATATTTGAATAACTTTCAAGAAAAAAGTTTTGTACCCAATCAAATATATTTTCTTTATATGCTACGATATTGCATCTACTTCGTAATTCTTTGAGTGAAAATTGTAAGTCAACATTCATTGGTGCCATTCTTCGTTCTAAATTGTAATTCATTTCTCTACTGCCAATACCAGAACAATACCCCAATGACACAAGAGGATTTACTACAACATCTGATTCGTATACTTGAGGAAATATTTTATATAAACTTATAGGACATTGAGCAAAAGTATTCGTGTTAGTAAATTTTAAAGTATGTTCGGAATGTTGATATAAAACTTCCTCTTCTGTGGTCAAATGTCGCAACTCAAACCAATTCCTAATTTCGTGTGTAAATTTTTTTTCCCAATACCATTGACAAATGTGAAATCCATTTATTGATGGTTTAGTTATGATTGAAAATGTATCTTGACCTGCACTTAGAAGTGAATATGATTTTTGATTATATTGAAATA